TCCCATAGTTTTTCTCTAGCCTGTGGGCTGTCTGAGTTTTCTGGAATCTCAATATCATCACAAATAATCTTGTCTGCGTGTAGACCTGTGATTTGGCTAGTGATGCCTCGGGCAGTCATGGACAAGTCCTGTCCAAACTTAGTCCTAGCATTTACATTAAACCCAAATGCAGAGTCTTTATCAAACTCTTGGGGTTCCAAATGTTTCATGTAAGGCACTTGGGTCAGGATAGCACGGGTCTGGCTAATAAACTTAATAGCCTTATCTGCTGCCGCTGAAAGTACAAGTATTGTAGTATTGTGATCCTTTAAGAGGAGCCACGATGCGTAGCATGCCATGATAACGGACTTGCCATCCCCTCGGCCTGCCTGCAATATGAAGTTATTCGGACCTTCCTGCAGCCTATTAGCCATAGCGTACTGCTTGGGGGTGGGTTCCCCTAGGCCCAGATACTTAAAACTAAAGTAGAGGTGATTTCTGAAGTCCTCTACGACTTCCTTGGGAGCCTGCATGGTTTGCCTCCTAGGGCGGCTAGAATGCCCTATAAACGATTCCTGATTCCGGGGGCTACCGTGGCCCATTATAACAATAGAAACGCCCTATAACCCAATTAAGGGCCATAGGGCGGAAAGGTCAGATTGTCTCTGACTTAAACTTGAACGGCATCTTAGACTTCATAGTGGCCTCTAGGGTATCTAGAGTACTATGGCTAATACCATCCAATGCCTCCCGGTTGTCGTTTACGATACCACGGACAACCGTGTATAGACCGGGAGAGCATTTGGTGTCATCCTTAAGATCGTCCAGTAGACGCTCAATAAGGCGACTGTTGAGGAGATTGATTAGTTCTTTGTTCACTTTTTCTTGAATAACTCAGGTAGCTTGGTTACTGGAACGACAGAACCAGCAACATAGCCTACGAAGAAAAGCATAACTCCAAACCAAACTGAACCTAGAAATGATGCCATATTAGTGTCCTTTCACTTTTTTGTATGCTGCATCGAACGCAGGATCTTGCGCTCTAAAAGCAGCAATGGCTTCTCTAATTGTTGTGGGATCTTCTTCATCCTTGACTTCAGCTAGCAACTTAGCCTGCTGAATCTTTTTATCTGGAATAAAGAGTCCCAATGAATAGACAACCTTTTTAATTAGGCTACCTATTCCGGTGTACCATAATAGTACGCATACACCAATGATTGCTAAGGCAATAAAGCCATAGCTAATCATGTCTGCCCACCAAGGGGTAATATCTGTAATGTTGCCAGCGGCTTTTGCAATATCTGCAGACTCACCAATAATACGGTGGGCATGCTTATGAGCGACTTTAATATCTTGGGTTTGCAGTATAGACATTGCTTCACGCTGAATTGCGTGGTTGCTGGTAGATACAGCTTCAACTGAAGAGCATCCAGCCAACAATAGCAAGAATAGATAACGCATTACTTTTGCTCCAGCATCTCTACGCGATAGCGCAGAGCCTTTAAGTCACCAACAACACCAATCAAATTCTTGCTATGTTCGATATCGGCCTTGACTAAATCCTTAGTAATGTCTTTTAACTGACGCAATTCTTCTGCGTTAGATTCAATCAGGGCTTCTCGTTTTCCCAATCTAATTATTACAGTTACTACGCCAATGGTGAGAATCGCTAACTGCATAGCAGATACATATAGTGCTAAGTGATTCTCAGCCATAGTTGTTCCTCATATTGTTTATTTTGTATTAAAGCCAAACACGACAAGGTTTTTGTGGTTTTGATATAAGAATTAACTCAAGTTTTTGTAGTTGTTTTTCAGTTAATGGAATACTCATACGAAGATTAGCATGCCATTTATTTAATGGAACCTGAATAATATTGTTTTGTTCGTCAACATCTGATCCATTTACCCAAATTATACCAATAGGATCAAAAGATGAAAAGTTAGTTGGTTGTGTAGAAATTTCTGCTTCTTTAAGAGCAGAAAAAACTTCTGTTTTACTGTTACCACAAAACCAATAATCATAAAAAGGAGGATTTATTTCATCAATCATTGTGTCATTTTTTTAAGTTGAGTGTTTGAAAAGGTTCCTGCATACCATTCTACTTTACGAACAATAATATTACTATATTGACTATATGAACCGGGAATTCCAGAACTATCAGTTGCTTCGGAACCAAGTGTTAAGAAGTCAAGTAAACTAAAAGTTGTAATGTTATTTGTAGAATTTTCTACAGTTCCATTATTAATACAAAAGCTAGAGTTAGTACCGTTCCAATAATGAACTGCTTTTTGTACACCACTCGTCCCAATTGTTCCTGACAATGTATTACCGTCAGACCAAAAGGCTCTTGCCTGCGTTGTAGTGTTTGCCTGAATACCCAACTGCGTGTTCGCCCCATCATCGCTGCTGATGAGCGTCCCGGCCTGACCGGGCGGGTAAAAGTGAATCACTAACGCGCCGGGGTCTTGCCAATTCGTGATCTTGGAGTCAAGGATGTAAGCGTTGTCGGCGCTGCGGGTGACACCGCTGCCTGAAGCTGCGGTGTTTGCCAGATACGAGGTCGGTGACGCTCCCTTTTCAATCTGTGCCCCCCATGCAAGAATTGACTTTTCGTTTCCTGCGGAAACCGTGTAGGCGGGATATCCGTTGGAATTGGTCGCTCCGCTCTGCCACATCCCAAACAGCACACGGACGCCAGTAGCGCCTGTATGTGCCGTAGCGGTAGCCGACACGCGATACCAACCGTTTCCGTAGTTTTCGATTGTGTAAGCGGTCCCCGTGGGGGAACCTGAGGTCATCGTTGTTTGCAACGCTCCTGTGGACAGGTTGACAATCACGGTATAGGTGCGGCTTGTTCCACCATCAATAGTTACCGATACATACCCGTAGCCCTTTCCGTTCGTGGGCGCATCCTTGATGAAGCACGATGAAGTGAAGGTGTCCCCGCTGGCGACCCCGGTTGTAATAGCGCTGCTTCGGAATCTGTAATTGGCTGATGTTGCAGCGACTTCTGTGATTGATTCAGCATCGGCTCCATTGTCGGGAGCAGTATTTGTTGTGTCTGCTACTGTCGCGTTAGTGCCGAACCACCTACCAGTATCCGTAAAATTCTCTGTTGAGAAAGCAATGTTTGTCCGCTGCTCCTCCACCAACAACCCGAGCCGGGTTCCGCTGTTGTTGTGCATCAAGCGCGGGATGCCGTTCGCGGCGGTCGTGGTCTTGCTGTAGGGCAGGGGTGCGGAGCCCGCCACCAACTGTGCGCCCCAAGCAAGCACGGATTTTTCCTGTTCCTGCTGGACAAAGTAGGAGTTGGACGTTTGCGTAGCAGGTCCAACGCTCATACGCGCAATACTTCCACCAGCGCTTGGTGTCCCCGTGACAACGCAGCGATACCAACCATTGCCAACATTTTCAATGGAACTCGTAACATTTGTCCACGCCCCGGTTGAGGTAGTCTCCACCGTACCAGCATCAATGTTGAAAACTACGAACCCGTTTGAGAAGGTCGGCGCGTTATTTGAAACGTAAAAGAACGTGATAGCCGCATGATTGCGCGTATTCGATGGCGCTTTCTTGAAGTAACAACTATAGGTCATTCGTTGATTAGGGAAGCTAATGTTGGTGGCGCCAATCGAATGCTGCGCGTCCCCTACTTGTTCCCTCAATAAAAAGGCCGTGTTTGTCCCGTCCGGTGCCGTACCTGAGTTTGCCGTCACCGTAAGAAATGAAGTCGGCCAAGTCGTTGTATTTGTAAATTCTTCGCTTCGTGGAACGACATTCGCACCGCTCGTAGCGATGTATCCGCTGCTGTCAACATAGGTTCCCGCTGTACGCAATGATATGTAGTTATAGTCCGTGCCGTTCGACCACGGCTCTCCCGTGCTGAAGTCAAGCACCCATGACGGCGTAAGTGTTATAAATGATTTAGCAAAAAAGAGATTTTTTGATGAAAACATATATTAAGGAGTAAAATTTTGAATAAACGAACCATACCAATTTACACCATCTGAGAAAAATGAAATAACATCTAATCTATTTAGTGTTGGTGTAATTGTTGGTGCAATTGAATCAGCCCATTTTACTCCTGTAAATGTTGCTGTAGCAATGCTACCAGATGTTGGTTGTCTTAGTAAAAGAATAAATGATTTACCAGCAACTGCTGTTGGCATTGTAAAAGTACAAGCTGTATTAGAAGTTAAGGTTGTTGTTTGTACCGTGCCACTTGCAATATTTAGTGTGTGGCTTGTTGTGACAGTTCCTATTGAAGTTACACCTTCAGTATAGCCTGCCAATGTGGTATTACCTGTAACTGATAAATTACTAGATGTATCCCATGAAGGACCACCTGTTGATAACTTAGCTGGTGTTACGACACCATTATCTATAGTCCAAGTAGTACCGCTTTCAGATACTGTTATGTCTCCACGGTCGCCACTAATGATTGGATTAGCATCAGAAACAGCATCAATTAGAATCCACGAAGATCCGTTCCATTTCCATCGTAAGCCACTATAACTATATTCATCGTTTGTGGCTGGTGTGTTAGGAAAATCTATAGGCATTGGTTACTCCTCTTCTTTTCTGAAACGAGGGTATTTAGTTTCATCATAAACCATACCAATCATGCAGTTATCGTTTTCGTTTAATAATACTATTGATGTTTCTTCTGTGTTGAACCAAAAAGGCTCTATATCACAAACAGTAATATTCTCGACTTTTTTATTTTTAATGATTGCGTAATACATAATAAACCTCAATAATAAACTTCAATAACAACAAAACCATCTCCACCGTTTCCACCAGCACCACTGGTTTCTCCAGTTCCTAAATTAGTGCCGCCGCCTCCACCACCGCCACCAGAACCAAAAATACCATCACCACCTTTACCACCACTTCCAGCATTGTTTCCACCTCCACCGCCTCCACCGGATGCGCCAAAAATACCTATTCTTGGTTTTCCGTTTTCTCCATTACCCCCGCCTGCTGCGCCACCAAGAGAAGCTAATATGTTACTACCTCCCATATTAGCGCCGCCTCCTGATAATCCGCTTGAACCGCCTCCTCCATGAGCATTTGCTGCGCTTACTCCTCCAGCGCCAGCACCACCACTTGTGCTTAAAATATTATGATAACCAGCTAAAGGATTATTTCCTTGAAAAGAATTGTTTGGTGCGGTTCCGCCGGTTCCTCCATTAGCTCCGCTTGGAAAATTTGTAAAAGACTGACTTCCAGATGTTGCACTGGAGCCACCGGGACCACCACCAGCTTGTAGTAAAATAACATTTCCGGGTTGAAAAGTTACAATAGTATCTCCACCGTTTCCACCAGCATTGTGTGTTTGTCCTGAAACAGTTCTAGGTGCGCCACCAGTTCCACCTGCACCAATAGTTATATATAGTGTTTTTGCTGGAAAATGTTCAGTTAATATACAAGTTGTTGTTATGTTTCCACTAGCAGTTCCTGCTGCTCCGTTTCTAGTTGTACCAGCAACATCTAATACACCACTAGCAGCACCACCTCCAGCTCCTTGACCTATGATAATAACTTTATAAGCTTTTTCTGGAATAGTAAAAACAACAGACCTAAAATAGTAGAAAATTTTTGGATTATTAGATCTAGATGGAGATGGTGAAAAACCAAAAAAACTGTTATTCATAGTGTTCCAGACTCCACAAAAATATTAAAAGTTTCGTTGTTATTTGTAGTTGCGTAAATTTTATTATTGGTTCCACCGGGTAAAATTAAACCAACTAATTCTGTAGCATCTGCTCTAAAAGCTCTTGTTGTTGTACTAGGAGTTACAGCAGACACTAAAACTTCAGTAAATAATCTTTTTGTTGTTCCTGAATCTGTAGATAAAAAGAAACGAATTACACCAGCTGTTGTTGTTCCAGTAGCTTCAATTGTTACTCTTAAAATTCTTTTTCCTACACCATTAGCTGCTGTTTGGTTTGGACCAGCTGTTATTTCAACTGAATTAGTAGGTGCTGTTCTAGAAGTATCTGCTGTTGTTACTTGTGAAATTTCTAAGATAGGGGCTGCTGTGTATTGTGCTGTTGTTGCCATAATATTTTCCTTTTAAACTATACCATAATCGAATAAAATAAAATCTGGAACGGAAGAAGATGATGATGTATAACTAGTTCCACCGGGAAATTCAACCCAAATAGTAGAACTGTTGTCAGTAACTGCTGTAAATAACTTACCGTTAGTTGTGTCGTACCATCTGTCTCCAGCTGCAAAGCTTGTTGGAGCTGTGGTTTGTTGATAGAAAGTGCCACCCCCACCACCACCGCCTGCTCCGACTTCAACAATCGAAGCAGTACCACTATCTTTCTTTAGATAGAGCTTGCCATCATATGTATTAATGGCAAGCTCACCGAGATTAAGATCTCCAGTAGTGGGAACTTTACCCTGAACTGCAGATCTTTTTAGTCTTATTGTTTGTGCCACTTGAATCTCCTATATAGGCTGGCTAGGTTTTGATTAGAATGTACCGCCGTCGATGGTATCAGTCCAGACAGGAGTGCCGCTTGAGTTATGCGACAACAACTGTCCAACGCTGTGTGTGGAATCCCATGTTCCGGCAGCAGTAGCGCCTACGGTTGCTCCACCATAGAGAATACCATTGGTTGTTAGTGAGGTTGCGCCAGTACCGCCCTTGCTAATTCCAATGGTAGTAGCATTCCATGTACCAGTAGCAATTGTACCAAGGGTTGTAATGGAAGTCTGACCAACATAGGTGCTAGCAATGTCAACGGCATCTGCACTTACAGTAATGCGGTTGACTGTACCACCTACATTAAGAACCGTACCAGACTGTGTAAGACCATCGCCAGCACTGACATTGCCTGCACCAGTAAACTGAGCAAAGGTTACTGGATTTGTGCCAAGAGTACCACCAGAATCGACAGTGCAAATGAAA